TCCTTCCGCCAAGAATTTCCTATTGCCAAATTTGTACTTCAGGTTTGCATGCTTATCGAAAATCATCAATGAGCTTTTTCCTTTCAGGTACCCCATGAAACTTGATACACTGATTTTTGGAGGAATACTCACCAGCATGTGCACATGATCCGGCATGAGATGGCCCTCGATAATTTCAACACCTTTATATTGCATAAGTCCTTAAGAATTTCTCCGATACTTTCTCGAATGTTGGCAAATATTATTTTCCGCCTGTATTTTGGAGAAAAGACAATGTGATACTTGCACAACCATTTTGTGTGGGCTAAACTTTGAACTCGAGTTCCCATATAAAAACACCTTTCCCTTAAAAATTACGATGGGCTTGAACAACTCTATCGTATGGGAAAGGTGTTTTTTGTATAACAAATTATTTCCACCCGCATAGCGGGTGGATTTCTGTTTCGCTCGCAAACGCTCGCTCAACTGGCTAAAGCCCCTTATGAAAAGAGTCCGGATATAATATCCGGACTCTCGAACATTTTGTGGTGCGCCCGAAGAGATTCGAACTCCTGACCTACAGGTTCGTAGGCTCAAGGATTACATAATAACATATTGATATTAAAATCATTTTTCAATTCAAAATGTGCCAAATGTGCCCAATTTGGCCTTTATCCTCCCCCATTCATGTGCCCAGGGCACAGCCCCTCCCCTATCCCACCTCCGCCCGTCCGGGCACTTCTCCCCCCATTTCCATTTTCCAAAAGGAAAAGGCCCCTCTTTCGAGGGGCCATGTTTCGGATATCTCCGCGCGATCACAACCATCAGTTCAGCTCATGGATTTATGAGGAGGCACCGCCATATCCCGTTTAGCCAGGAAGGCCAAGCCGTGCTGCTCATCATCCTTGTGAGCGAATGCCATGGCCCCATAGGCCGGGTCTTTAACCATGCGCATGATCTTCAAGACCGTCTGAATAGTGCACCAGGTGTCTTTAAGATCATCCAGCTCCTGCGCATCCAGGTCATCGCCGTCCTTGCAGATTTCGGCGCTCGTGGCCAGCAGGCAACGCAAGGCCTTCGTCCCTTCTTCCAAGGTCCAGTTAATCATGGTTAAGCCGCCTTTTTGCTTGCGGCAGCGCTCGCCGCGTTAGTGGGAACCGGGTCCCTGGACGAACCGATGCCGCCCACAAAGGTGCTGCGCGGCAGACAGTCGAGGATGATGATCCGGTTAGGGTCCGTGGCAAGCACGGCGCAAAAGCCGGTCATGCACTGCGGGATATCCGCAATGTTGTTGATGCAGCGCATGGCCCCTCGCTCCTGGATGGCGCGCAGCATACGATCAGCCCGGATATAATAACCGTGCGAATCCATCAGGGGCACGGTGTACTCGGAGTCGTCAAGCTCCAGGATATCGGTGCCGCCGATGTTCAGGTTGATCGCCTCCAGGAGATCCATGGTAAATTTGCGATTGTTCTGCGTACTCAACGACGCCATAAACGGAGAAGCGGTAAGGATCTGCGTGCCTCCGGAATGGGTGTTGGGAACGGTGGCATTGATGACAGGCATTATTATTGCTCCTTATTTTTCTGTTCTTGAAGTCTGGCTTTGAATTTTTCGGAAAAGGCATCCAGCTTGGCGGCCCCTTCGTCCTTGAGCACGCCCACGGCGGCATCCACCGAATCGGGCGGATCAGAAGTCAGCATGCCCAAAAAGCCGCGAATCTGCGGATCATAACGGCGGAGTGCGCCCTCAAAGGCCATCTTCGCCAGGGGATGGGAACGCACGTCAAAGCCGGTCAGCCGCAGTATGAAGTTTTCCGCCTCACGCCGGAGCATGGAATACGCAACATTGGATTCACTCATGCCGCATTACCTCCTTCGCCCAGACGACGCTTGAGGTCCGCCAATTCCTGTTTGAGCTGATCCACCTCGGAACGGCTTTCTTCCCGACGCTGGGCGTGTAGCTCCTTGGCCAGCAGCAAAAGGCGCTCGGCCTGTTCTTTGGCTCCGGCATTCAGGTAGGCCCGGCCCGGCTCGCCCATCATCAGAAAGGCCACAAAGCCCTGCATAAGATCAGCGTTTGCCCCGGCGAATTCCGGGGTGTTGAGCACGGCGGCCCGCTCCTCGGAGGAAAGCCCGGCCAGAAAGGCGTCCAGATCCATCAGGGCAGTGCGTTGCATGGGCTGCCCCATGCCGACGCGCCGCATGATCATGTCCCGCGAGTCCGAGGGTATCGGGTATTCACCCCGCCCTGGATAAGGATTTCCGTACATCTCCATGTAATTGTCTCTTTATTTTTTTGTGGTTTTCAAGCGGGGGCCTTTATCCCGGCCCCCAGGGGATACGCGGCGCGGCCTAGAACCAGCCGCAGCCGTAACCGGCGTTGTAGCCGCCGCAGGGGGAATAGCCGCAGCGTCCTTCGCCGTTGTAGTGGCGGGAAACGATCACATTGCGGCCGCCTTCGTAGGGGTCGGCCATTTCGTTCGGAGAGAGGAAGAGTTTGCCGGGGATGAAGCGGCAAGTCTTGGCCTCAATTTCGTAGTCGGTTTCGCGGCGCATCCAGTCGAAACGGGCGTTGTCAAAACGCGCGTCCTTCTCGACCGCCGTCGCGGTGGCAGCCTGCACGGCTTCCATGCGGCCCAGGCGGCGCTCGTTGTCCAGCATGTAGGCGATCTGAATGTTGTTGTTGCCGCCGCCGAACAGGCCGCTCAGAAAGCCGCCGTTGCCATTGGCATTACTGCCCAAAGCGGCAAGCAAACCGCCGACGCCGAATCCGAAGCCGATCCATCCGGGTACCTTGCCGTTACCGTTGCTTTCGTTGTCATCACGAGACATAGGTAAAACCTCCACAGGGTTTGCCGGGAGGAAAACAAAAATCCCCCCGGCGGTTTTTGTCCGTCAGGGGGATTCTCCCACGGGGGATTCCTCGTGGCACGTCATTTGACGCGGGACTGGTTCAGGCCTGGTTCAGTCCTGCATGGTTGTCCGGATTGTCCGGCATGTTCCATTCCGTCTTGCCCACCAGCACCGGCCTATTGCCCTCACAGCCGCAGACCGGGCAGACCAGCCGCTGGTAGCGCACACTTCCCAGCGGCCACCCCTTGTAGTTGTCTTCGGGCATGGCGGGCACGGTATCCGTCTTGCTGGCCGGTACGGGACTGCCGCAGTTGGGGCAGCGTTCAGCGCTCTTACCCATGATCTCATCCTCTTGTGCTGCCCTCGTATCCGGTCTAGCCTCGTGCCAGGCGGATACTCTGCACGGCTCGCCAAAGCCGTGTCGGGCCGTGTCGGGCTTGAGCTAGCCCGTCGGTGGGGGCGCGGCAACGCCCCCGCCCTTGCCTGAAATTTGTATGGTTGCCAGGGCCATCCCTGATTGCTATCTTTTGAAAAAGAAGGAAGAAAAAGATGCGCATCACCATTGAACTTGAGCGTGAAGTGGACGGACGCTGGATCGCTGAAGCTCCGGATTTCCCAGGCGTTCTGGTTTACGGCCAAGACGAAACAGACGCTTTGCAGCGGGTGCAGGCCCTGGCCTTGCGCTGCATAGCTGAACGCCTTGAGAATGGGGAAGTTGTGCCCGGACTGGAACATATCACCTTCAGCGTGCCCGATCATGCCCCCGTGGCCGTCTGTTAAGGCCAAGCGGTTGCTGGCCGCTTTGGAACGTCTCGGCTGGAAAGAAAAACGCCGCGCTGGTTCACATCGCACGCTTGCCCGCGACGGGTGGCCGGACATGATCTTTGCCTTCCACGATCAGGAAGAAATTGGCCCCCGCATGTTGGCACGCATAGCCAAACACACCGGCCTCACACCGGAAGACTTGTAACCCCCTCCTCCATCCCAGCCGCCTTCGGGCGGCTTTTTCGTGCCCGGAATATCAGCCGCCTTGCGATGCTATCGGATAGCTGGTAGGGGTGGGGAAAACATGCGACTGCTTATCCTGGTTCTTGCCCTGACCTGTTGCCTGGCCTTGGCGTTCGGTGCCGACGCGCGCACGGAGCGATCCCGTGCGCAGGTGAATGCCTTTCTGCGTCAGCAGGGCTTGACGCGGACGCCGCCCGGATACGAGGTGGACCATATCATGCCGCTCTGCGCCGGGGGAAAGGACAGCCCGGAGAACATGCAGCTCTTGACCAAGGAGCAGCATAAGGCAAAGACACGGGGTGATCTGAGAAGGTGTTGGAAATTAAGGAGGGAAAAATAACTATGATACAGCATTCACTAAAGGGAAATACCAATTGATGGCATTGATTTATTCTTTATTGATATAGGTATAACTTTTCTATCATTACTATAGTAGTTTAAAGGGCTGGGTATGAGCTTAAAAAATAATGATTGGGTCGGGATTGGAATCCTACTAGTAGTACTGTATTTAATCTTTAGTTTGTTTAGTGGAAAATTTTTGGGATTCTCCGAGGTTGGGAATATTGGCAAAGCAATGGGGAAAGCTATATTGATATTTTTTTCTTGCATTGCGTTGTCATGCTATATTGGCAGTAAAACAAGTGAGTTCATTGGTTTTCTTGTTTTCTTTGCACTACTAGGCGGCTTGGGTTTTTCCTTTTATTAATTTAAACTTCGTTATAATAATATAATTATATGAAAATACTTGTTCTGTTATTTTTTATCTGCACTTCATCGGTTGCCCTCGCAGATGATATAGATGCATACGCTGTATGGAGAAATTACTATGGGAATGAAGATAAAAAAGTTGCGTTTGTCCTTGGCTCAATTTTAAGCATGGAAAATATGTGCGTTGAAATGAATATCAATTCTGAAGAAGGATATCAAAAATGCAGGACAAAATATATTCCAGAAAGTAAAAAAGAGATTATGGAATATATATCAGCTTTGGATATATTTTATACAAAATATAAAATGAATAATATAGGACCAGCAACAATATCTTCTATGGTCAAAAAAATTGGCATTGCACGGGTTCCGAATGCTATAGAAAAAATGAGAGAAATTGAAAGTAGACCCAAGAGAGATAAAATCAAAGAGCAGGAAGAAATTGTTAGAGGGCTATTGAATTAGTATATAATTTACAGAGGATTAGCTGTGAATAATATTCCGGAAAAAATTCTTGAGCTTGTTTCTATGTTCTGCACATATTTCGGAATAATTTTTATGGTTGCAGCACCACCTGCCGTTGCTCCCAAGGCGCGGCTTTGCAGATTGAGAAACACAAAGCCGACTGCTAACATTGGCAGGCATTCGCGGTGCAACGTCCGGGTGTCCGTGAGGCCCCGGCAGCTCACGAGCTGGGGAGCGTTGTATCGCCTTTTTCTATGCTATCCCAACTAGCGTTGAATCTTTAATAAACTAGATTGACATTTCCAGCGTTTTATGGCGTTGTTTTCACACGGAGCTTAGAAACTCCTCACGCGACGGACGCCTTTCCCGTAAGTCAAGGCTTTTTTCATGCCCTGTTTTGGGCTATGAATATGGTCATCCTGGCCGGGAGTAGGCTAATACAATACCGAGCAATCGGGAATATGCCTGCCGCTCGCGTGCGGTTTCTAGCTCCCGGCCTTTTGCATTTGCAGGGGCCAATAGAAAGCCACGCGAGGTTTACCATGTCACAGGCCCTCACTTTCAACGACGTTACTCTTTCCCCCGTCACCCACCAGAACCACCTTTGGATTCGTGCTGTTGAGCTTGCCAAAGCACTTGGATTCAAGCGGGAAGACCAAGCCGCGAAAATTTATCGCGCCCATGCGGACGAATTTACGTTTGACATGGCACAAGTCATTGAAATCCTCGACAACGCCGAATCGGCGTTCCCGGTAAAAAGTCTTCTCTTCTCCCTTCGCGGCTGCCACCTCCTGGCCATGTTCGCGCGCACTCCGGTAGCCAAGGCGTTTCGTCGCTGGGTGCTGGATGTACTGGACAGACTGGCGGCCGAAGAGCGGGCCGCCCTCCCCGAAGTGCCCACCAGCGAAACCCTGACCCCAGAGCAGCAAGCCCAGCTTCAAGCCATCGTGCAAGCCAAGATGGGGATGTTACCTAAGGCGGTCCAGCGGAAGGCATACAAGGAAGTTTGGTCCCGGTTCAACAACAATTTCCAGATCGCACGATATGCGCAGCTTCCCCCGGCGAAGATGGGCGAGGCGGTGGAATATATGGTGGGGATGGAGGTCAAGGCTACCAAGGCGCTCCCCGCGCCGGAGACTTTCCCGGCACCGTCCACGGCCCTGACGTTCCGCGCGGACTTCCCCGACGACATGGGCAGTGACCGCAAAGAGGCCATGCAGCGCATGGAGCGCATAGCGCGTGAGATGCACACCGACTTCGGCGTCGTGCGCAATATCGTCCGCCTTGGCTGCCACCCCGGTTCAAAGACTATGCGCATGCGCCCGGATGAGCGGGAGGCGTATGAAATCCTGCACAACCTCTATGTGGCGGCGGATGAAAGCCTGTGCGCCGCCTACAATGCGCTTGAGGCCGGGTACAAGCTGGGCCGCCTGTATGGGCGCGGATAGGGGGGATTGTCATGGATACGCAGACAATCCTTTCCACTGATGCGGCCCGTGGTATGCAACGCAAGCACTCCAAGTTAATACGCGACCTTGACCGGGTGCGCTCTATGCTCCCGCCGGATCTGGCAACCCGTTTGCTGGTGAGGGAAGATGTGACCGGGCGTGGTGGTAAAGCCATACGCGCCTACCGCCTGCCGCGTAGGGCGCTGGCACTGCTGTTTATGGGTGAGGCTGGGCGAGTGGCCGTCACCTGGGCGGCGGGGATGATGGAGTGAGAGGCGAAGGTGAAGCGATGAGGTAAGAGAAAGGCCGGGGGAACCCGGCCTCTGGAAATACACAACGAGGCAATGCGAATGTCGCATGAAGCCCCTCTGGATTGTAGCAAATTCAGAATAGCTTCTGCCTTTGCCCAAGTCAAGATAGCCCTAGTTAGCCACCTTGACATGGTGCCGATGGGGCCGGGCTCGTTAGGGTCCGGCCTTAAAAAAGAATCTTGCCCCAACTGACCTTCGTTGTTATTTTTGGCTTGAGGTGACTGCCATGTCTATGTATGCCCCCACCCTAGAAACCTTCCTTGAAACGGAAGAGCTTATCTCGGCTGAGGAATACCTGAAGAGGCGCGAAAGAGGTGAAATCAACCCCGCTTCCGTTCGTATTGTCCCCGCTGATATGAACACCGGCGACTTTGGAGGATTCAAGGTCAAACTTCCGGTGCCACGGTACAGAGTAACCATTGACACTCCTTTTGGAGATCACAATGCCTGATCAGGATTTGCCAGCTCCGCTTCAAGATCGTGAAGTACTTCTGCAACAAGACGCGCATCAATATGATATTGCCAAGCTGAATATCCAAGCAACGCTGCAAAACCAGCATGAAATTCGGCAACATTTGGCAGGAGACAGAAGAACTGGGTTCATAGTGGTGATGACAATCATCATTCTATTTTCAGCCTTTTGTTTTTGTGCGCTGTATCTTGGTAAGGATACCTTGCTGGAAGGGCTGATCAAGCTCCTCATTGGTTTTGTCGGTGGCGGAGGCGTCGGTTACGCCATGGGCATTAAGAAGCGATAGCGCCTCTCGAATTGGACTCTTTACCGGGCCGGGGATGGTTTCACCCCCGGCCCGTCCTTTTATCTCTATGCGGTTGTCAAAGAGCGGAAAGCTGCTTAGAACAGGGCCATGAAAAGGCTTGTAGGTTTTGTGCTGGTTATAGGCATGGGCATGCCGTTGGTTATGTCTGCCGACGCCGCGCAAATGCCGGACCTCACGCCGCGCACGATTGAACAAGCTCGTTTACGAACAAAATGGATAATTGAATCAGGGATACAGGCAACCATCCCCAATATCGACCACTCCCTTACCGCACGGATCAAGTGCTGGTGGAATGCCGAAGACGAGGAACCCGTGTCCGATGCTCCGGCGGATGGGCAGATTTCCGACGAAAAGCTGGAAGATGTCCGCAAGTCTGTTGACGCTCTGCTCAATTGATCATCTCCTAGAACAACCGGAAGGGGTTCTTCGTCCTGTCCATCTCCATATCTTCCCAGCCTTCGGCGGCTGAACCCGCTAAAACCCATGGACGTCGGGCATCCCTGAACGGAAACCGCCGCCTTTGCGGATATTATGGCTGGGCGTCAGGTCCAGGCCGCCTATCTTGAAATAGCCCTGGTTGAACTCTTCTTTCAATTTGCGCTCAGCCCGTTTCAGGGTGCCGGGACTCAGGGCTTCCCGCAGATGGAAAAACAGCAGATAATCCAGCGCCCCACGCGTGTACCACAGATTTACAAAGGGCGCGTTGTCCACAGTCCAGCGCACGGCGTCGGCCCCGGCGTCGCCAAACTCGCCGCGCGCCAGTTGGCCGGTGATGGGCAGCAGGCGGGACCCCGAAGAAAGCACGGGCCCCAAGAGGCTGCCCGCCGCTTGGCCGCCGAATCGATCTGTAGTGCCGAGCAGGAAGTCACCCAGAATTCCCAGGCCGCCACTCTGTGTGATCGCCGCCATCCAGGTTTCCAGTTTGGTGGCATCGCGCGGTTCGCGCCCCTTGGCAATATCCTTGGCCGCGCCGGAAACATACCCCAAGGCTACGGCTGCCAAGGTAAAGTGGATCATGCCCGGCACGTCTCCCGTGAAACGCCGCGCGTCATGCCAGCTTGAAAAACCACCCTCCGGCAGGCTACTCGCGCTCTGCCAGCGACTTTCCGAGACAATGCGTTGCCAGTAGGTCACAGGATAGCTTTTGAACTGCCACGCAAAACGCAGCATTTCCCCCGCCACTGTACCGGGGCGCGTATTGCGGTACATAGCGGCGCGCGTCTTGGCATCCGGCTCAAGCACGGCATAACCGGTTTCATCGGAAAAATAACCCATGACATCTTCGGCCAGCTTACGGCGAATGCGCTCAGCCTCACGGCTGCGCATAGTCTGCCACTCATCCGGTGCTGGTGCATTGGGGCGCTGCGGCGAGCGCGTGCCCGGCGGTACTTCATTGCGCAAGCGCTTCCCCCTGAATCTGCGTCGTTGAGTCCGCCATTCCTTTTCTTGCCGAGCATAAAAATCGTAGTCTCGCAAGTGTTCCGGCAAAAAGGCTTCCAGGTCCGCTTCGCTCAGACGGTAAGCATTTTCAGGGATCACATAGTGCTCGCCGTCCTCACTTTGCTGCACCATTTTTTGCAGCAGATTCCAACGGTCTTTAAGGCCGTTGCGCTCAAGAACCACGGCATAATCCTTGTTCACTCTGGAAAAATCGCCTTCCTCCAGTTGGCGTGCCAGCCGGTTGGAAAGATTGAAAGTGTAGGCGGCGCGGTGCGCTTCGGTCCAGCCGGTCAGGCCGGAGAGTTTAAAAAAGCTGTTCATCCAACGTGTCATACGTCCAGACAAGGCATCGTTCACATCAAAGCGGCTGTACAGGTCGCCCAACAGACCTTGGGTGTAGACGCCAAGCTGTCGGCCAAGTTCCCGCTTTTCCGTGCCCTGCAAGCTCTCGAAACGCATTTCAAGGCCCTGCTGCCAGCTTTCCAACATGTTTACGCCCGAATGGCGCAGGGCGGCCGCCTTGATAAAAGTATCCGCAAAGCTGGACAAGAACGCGCCGCCCAGCTTCGCCATGCTGCTGAGCCCCCGGATGGCCGCCGACACGCGCGCGCCGGTCAGATTCTCGGGCGTGCCCATTTCCCCGGAGAGCGCCATATAATAATTGGCGATCCTGCCGCTGCGCTCTCCCTTCCACAAATTACGAACCTTTTCCGGGTCCGCCATCCCGGCCTTGCGCATGTTCAGGGCTTCCTCGTCAATCAGTCCCCGAATCACGGCTTCCGGGTTGGGACCAAATTTTTCCATCAGCGCGAGCTTTGCCGCCGAACTGTCCAGACGGTTCAGCATGGCATGGACGATATTGCCCTGTCCGAATGTCCGCTGGTACTCAATGGCCGCGTCCGCATTCCTGAAATGCAGCACACGTTCCTTGTGCAGGCTGTTGGCGATATTGCGCGGCCTGAACGCGCTGGGCGGCGTTCCAGGCCGCTCCTTGTTGCGTATCCCTGTCGTGATGTCCTGCCAGACTTCATAAAGAAAATCCCGGCGCGCATCCTGCTGATGTAGAAACGGGCCGTCGGCGTCGGGCAAAGTACGCTGCCAGTCAATCTTGTCTTCAATAAAGCGTATCCATTCCAACTGTCCGGCCTTACGGATTTTCAGGCTGTCGTGACTTTGGGGAGCGTAATTGTCCAGTTTTCCGATATCCGCCCCGGCCTCGTTCAGGCGCTGGCGGAAGTCTTCAAGGTAACGGCTGAAGATGTCCGCTGTGGCGCGGGCCAGATCATCGCCGGTGCTCCCCGGCTCAATCATCTCCCGCATGGCGGATTCTCCAAAAGAGTGATCCTTTTGCAGCAGATCAACGACACCCGCGCGTTCTAATTCATTGGCCAGGCTGCCGCCCCACAGACCCCGCAAGCTGGAACGCAAACGGCTGACGCTCTCCCGGCTGCCAGCGAAACGCTTGGCGCTGCCCACCAGCATAGCCTCCACCGCATCCGCGAAGCTGGCCCCGCTATCTTTGGCCTGCTGGATAAACTGCCTGGCCGCGTCGCGCTTCACAATGGTAATGGCAGCCTGCCGCCGTTCTTGAAGGGCGGCGCGACGCATGGCTTCGGCCTTATTCATGGTCCGTTCCGCCAATGCCTTTTCCAGACCCGCAAGCTGGCCCTGCGCCTTCATGGTCTGCGCTTCGCGCAGCATGTCGTCCACTATGGACGCGGCGTCCTCCGCAGTGGCCCCGGCGCGCACGGCGGCCAAAATGCAGTCCTCTCTTCCGGCCATAATTCCCCCTACGCCATACTGGCGGTTATGCATTGCACGATGGAAAGCGCAGCCTGCTCATTGGTGTCCGCCCGTTCTAACTCCGTAGTGGCGGCCTGCGATTGTCTGATATCTTCTTCCGGAGCCCGCCCTTCTTGCGTCAAGCGCTCGGCCTCGGCCATAACCGAATCCATCTCGCGACCGGACCATGTCTGCTCGTTGCGCGCCGCTTCTTCCAGAGAAGGCGGGTCAAGTTCCGGCCACGGTTGCGGCGCGCGAAAGTCAGGCGTCACTGCGGCCCGGTCAAGCCGGGCATTGTCGCCATCCAGCACATGTTTTCCCAGCCGGGAGAGCAGGGCATTCACGTCCGCGTTTTTCAACAGTGTACCTTCACCGCTGCGTCCCAGCAGATCATTGAACGCCTGCGTGATGTATTCCACCAGAGAACGCCACAGACTCTCCTCTTGCTTTGTCAGGGACTTGGCTTTGCTTTTTTCGGCCAAGGCGGCCAGCGTCTCTTCCACGGCCAGCAAGCGCCCGTCCAGCGTATCGAGGTCGAGGCCGTAACGTTCCGCAATGTCGCGCAGTTCACGACTCTCCATGCCGCCCATGCTGTCCCACAGTGATTCCAGCACGGTAGCGCGCTGTTCCTTGTCGAACATCCCCCGCAAACCGTGATGCACGATCTGCTCATGGGCCCAGACCTGGACCGCGCGCTCCGGGCTTTCGATATTGTCAGCCACCATCCACACGGTATCGGTGTTAGGATCGTAGAGGGCTTCGGCGCGCTTCGCCGTCTCCCGCCAGCTTTCTGGCAACTCGGCCACGTTCTGCACTACATGCACGGGCGCGGCATTGCGCGCCGCGATCCCGTCAACAACGCCGCGCACATCATCAGCCGCCAGGCGCGGACGTTCGCTCAATACACGCAGAGACTTGAGAAAAGCCTGCCCCTCGCTGTCGTTGACGCCTTCGAGCAACTGACGTAATCTGAGTTCAGGAATGCCCGGAGTGGAGCCAGTTTTCCCGCTTGCCTCGGCAAGGTCCGGCGGCTGGCGCAGATCGCCGGGCATTTTCTTTTCCAGTTTCAGGTCATAGAGGCGGTGGATATCATCTATCTGCGCCACCATTCCTTCTGCCGCTTCCTTCACCGTCAGCTTTACCGCGTAAATGTCATCGCCCAGGCGCAGGGGCGCATACATGCGGTGTACAGCCTTCAGACGTTGTCCCTTGCGATCCGCGTGGCTTTCCACAAGAACGGCGTTTTCAATGAGGCCGGGCAGATTGGCGACAGCCTCCATGTGCGCCATGCCGTCCATGCTTTTCTTTGCACTGCTGACGGCATGGTCGACGCCGCTTCCGGTCAGGTTGATTTTCCAGCCGGTGGAAACATTGTCATATGCGCCTACCAGCTCTTGACGCAGAGCTGTTCTATCCGGTCCTTTGACCACAGCCCACAATGAACGGCCTGCAAAACGCGGCTGGGCCTCCACCATGCGTACCGGGGCCTCAAGGTTCACTCCGGCATTCAATGACGCCAGCAAACCTTCTTGCTGTGTGGACTGTTCCGGCACAAGCATTTCCAGCTCGCTTACATCGGGGGTGGCCGCCTGGCGTGCCCGTGTCAAAGAGCTTTCCGCTTCTTGACGGCGGCGCGTCACAAGCGCCGGGATATCAAGCCCCAACTCTTCACCCCAACGGGCTATATCCATGTTTTCGCCGTCGCGCAGGGCCAGCATGGTTTTATCCATCAGTTTGGCGGCCCCTACCCTGTCCAGCCCGGCAAGGTTCTGGCGTACATTGGCGATCAACGCCGAACGCTCCGGCATGTCAGCCAGTACATTGACAACGCCTCCGGCCAAACGCCCGGCCTCACCGCCTTCCATGCCGGTCCAGCGCAGGGCCTCGGCCAGGTCCGCCTGTTGCCCGGACAGGGATTTGACGCGTCGTGTGTGCAGCAGGCCGCCTACCGCTCCGATGCCGCCCCCGAAAAAGGAACCGAACGTGGTATCGAGCAAAAAATCACCGATATCCACATTATCGCCGCGCCGGGAAGCCTCGGGCAAAAGTACGGCGTCAGCCACCGCCGTGCCCACAAAGCCTTCCGCAGCAGCGCGCGCCACACGCGCGCCCAGACTTGCACCCCTGGCTGTGGCCCCCCCGATGGGGATAAGGTTGATGGGGTCAGGCAGATTGCCCAGCAGACCGGCCCCAAAACCTACAGCGGTACGCCAGAATCCCGCGGCATTCCGGTCCAGCATCATGGATTCATGCTGACGACGGTCAAAGGTTTCGGCCAGGATTTGCGCCCGCTGTTCCGTCATGTTCGGGCTGTAGGCGATTTTGCCGCCCCGGTCATAGCCGCTGGCCTTAAATTCTTCCTGGCTCATGGCCATGGGATTGCCCAGGTCCACACCCGTCAGTCCGCTTACCCACCACTGGTCATTATAGGTTCCGGCCGCTTTTTCGGCCTCGGCAATGCGGGTGTCTTCCTGAATCAGGCCGGTAGTGGTGCGTTCAAAGGCATGCGCGGCGGTTCTTCGCGCAAATTCCCCTGTACTCATCTCGCGAGTTTGCGTCGCCACCAGCTCAATGTAGGGGTCAGGCTGCCGGTTGCTTGTCCAAAAGGCCATATGAAACTGTCTCCTTTACTGTCGGCGGTTCTATGGCAGATAGTCTTCTTCTGACGGCAAAGCGTAGGCTTCCGTGAAGGCGGCTACATCTTCCTTGGTGACGCGAAACCAATGGCCGTTACGATCCTGCAAGGGGTGTTTCGTTGCATCATCTATAAGAACATAGCCATTTTCATCACCAGCATTACTCCATTTTCCATTTTGCTGTAGACGCAATATTGTCTCACGACGAATAGCTTTATTTATTCCAGGCCCCTGCATACCTATCTCAACAAAACCAGGAAGTTTTGTCTGCAACGCGTCGTCAAGAGCCTTGCTGGTCATTACAGAACTTTCTCCGGTGGGAAGCAGAATATATTTGTTGCTGTCCATCAAGGCGTTGCGCCCCATATCCAGTGTTTTAACAACATCTTCCGGGCTTCTGCCCAGCTTGAGCTGGCGTGTAGCATTTTCAGTATAGGAATTAAGAATTTGAAGCACCTCCGGAGAACCAGTTGCATTAAGGAGCCCTTGATAGACAGCGAAAGCCTTGCTGTTTTGACTTACGATGTCCTTGGCCTCCTGCGGAATGGTGACGGAAGGAATATCTTTTTCCTTCAATTCGGCCACGGTAAAAATAGTCTGCGCATCCTGCGCGGCCAAAGGATTATGAAGCAAGGCGCGGGAAGCATCCTGCTGAATGCCGCTCACGCCTGTTTCCGCGAGAATACGAGGCAGATAGGCCGTGCCGTAAGTGTTTTCCCACTCCTGCAAGAGCCCCGGCTTTTGGCTGGTCTGGGCCTGTGCCCACTTCTCCTTCAGTTGCGCGGCCTGTTCCTTGGGCAAAACCCGTCGCAATCCTTCGGGCACGTTGTTGGCCGTCTGCCGTTCCAGAGAAAGGCGGGCCAAATCCTCCGGAGTGGCATTGCTCGGCACGGCTCCGGAGCGTTGTATTTCCGAGAGAGCCGCCTTGGCAGGGTCTTTGACATAGGCCTGTACGCGTTCCTCATACACGGTGTTCAGGGCCTTAAGTTCTCCGCTGAGCTTTTTGTACTCTTCAATGCCCATACGTGGAGTGACATAAAGGCGCTCCTGATCCTTGTGCAGTGCCTGCGCATAGTTGGTTGCATTTTCTGGAGTATCAAAGATGCCGAGATGCTTGCCATTTTTCCGGTACAATTCAATAGCTTCATCGTCGGAAAGGAGCTTCCCGTCATCGCTGACGGTCGGGATCAGGACTTCGCGGCCGTCAAAGTTGACGGACATGCTGCGCACGGTGCTGATGCTGCCGTCGGTGTTCTTGACAATCGGTCTGTTTTGCAGATCGATGTTTCCGGCCTCCAGCAGGCCTTGAGGCTTCTGTGGCAGGCTGCCGGACTCACGACGCAATGTTGTATCCAACTCGCCGATACGTTTGGACACGTCACCCAGGGGAGCGTCCGCTCCGTAATCTGCGGCAGCGCGGTTTGCTTGCCAAAAGTCGGCTTGCTCCGTGAGCTTTTGGGCTACTCGATTATCTCCCAGCTTTTGTACCTGTGCCGCCATGTTGCGCAGAGCAGTATCATTTCCCATGAAACGCGCCGCATACAGTGCATCTTCGTGGTTTATCATGATCTCGCGTAACGCTTTGTTGCGGTTGGCTTCTGCCTCCGCCTCCATCCGCTTTGCTTCGGCCCTGATGGCGGTTTGCAGGCGTATTTTATCCTCGCCAAGAATGATGCTGCTTTTCGCTATGTTTGATGCAGCGCGCAAGTTCCCATCCGTCAGGAAACTCTGTGCAATCTGTGTCCAGGCTGCGGACTGGAACCTCTGTTTTCCCAGGGCGATAGCTTCATCGCTGGCCCCGCGAAGTTTCAACAGGGTTTCTGTGGCGGCGGTTCCGCTGGAGATATATGTACCGGGATCATCTTTGTGGGCCAGACTGTCCTGCAAGGCCTGCTCAGCACGCGCCGTATACGTGGAAACTTGCCAGTTGTTCCATTCTGTCGTGGCGTGCTTTTGGGCTTGGGGTAAAGTTTCCCGCTGGTACATGTCCACGTAACGGTCAAAGAACTGGCGGCCTAGTCCGGACACCTTCAAGTTTTGAGAAACTTCCTCTTTTGCTTTCTGAATGGCTGTCTCAGTCTGAGCAGGAGAGTTGAGGGCGGCCTCTCCCTTTTTGTTGAAAATACCGTCCTTGCCATAGAGCTTGTCGCGCATGGCGTCTTGAAAAGCATTATAGGCCTCTGTGCCCTTGGTTTTGCTATAATCCACATAGAGTTGATCCCCCACCTTGGCGGCCTGCTGCATGGCCCCGCCCAGCGCCATGAGCTGACGCCCGGTCTGATCCGCGCCGCGCTCATAAATGCCCGCGGCTGAATCCGAGAGCCGGGCCGATGCGTCCGCGCCGGGCGTGGCGAAGTCCTGCCGCTGGTACTCCGGCATGCTGGCCTGGCTGCGCTTTGCCGGTGCGCGAAAAGACGTTGTGCCCATGTTATCCCCCCTTCTAGGCTGACCAGATGCTTTTGTTGCGGCCCGGGATGTAGTTGGTCGCCCTCAATGCATCCTTCGAGTAGTTCGTGCTGCCGCCACCCCACAACCTTGACCCGAAATTGCTGCCTACTTGCGTCAGACCGCCAATGGCCGTTGTGCCCGCGGCCAGCATGGGATTGCTGCGGTCAGCCTGCCAGGCATAGGCTTGCGCCTGCTGCCCGGAGTTCCAGGCCTGAATCTCCGAGTTGTGAGCCTTGTCCAGGCCCTGCTGATAAATGGCAAGGGCATCCATCTCGCCTTTCTCCACCGTGTCCAGGTTGAGGTCGAGGAAGGACCCCTGATCCACCTGCGCGCCGCTCGCCCCGGCAATGGCCCGCTGGCTGCCGATAAGCCCGGCAACCTCCTGGCGCTTACGGATCATGCCTTCATAACCTTCTTTGCGCTGGGCTTTGGCCTGGTCCTGGGCAAGCTCCTGATTCTGCTTGGCCACCTCGGATTGATACTCGGCGGCCGCCTTCTGTTGCTGGGCCTGCTGATAGGACCCTACCGTGCTGACGGCTGTGCCCAGCAAGCCGACTCCGGCCATAACCGCGCTGAATGCCATGCTAAACCACCTTCATCCAGACGTTTTCCGCATGCGTATATCCCATGCTTTTGAACAGCACCCCACAGTCGTGGGCCACCTTGACCTTCTGAACAATCACATTCACGCCTTCGCCGCGCAGTTCCCGGTCCGCGAAACGGAGCAGGCGCAAGCCGGTCAGCCCGCGCCGCTCTTCTGGAACAAGGAAGAAGACATCCGCTTCCGCCACCAACTTGCTGTGATAGTGGAAATTGGGCATGACGAAATAGACCGCGTAGCCTGCCAGAGAACCGTCCTCGCGCCGCGCCGTGTACACGCGGAGCATGTTGGAGGCATCCGCGCGCCCGTAGGCGTCCTTGTCGATATCCACGGGTCCGAAAACGTCGCGTAGGGCAATCTCATTCCAGTGGCGTTGCAAAAGGGGCGTTATTTCCTCCCAAAGGGACGGAGACAGCTTTTCACGGGCGTGGAGCATCTATACCTCCCCGAAATCCACATCGCACATCAGAGCGACGATATGCATGGGCATGGGCCGGTCCTGCACCAGCCAGACGGATGTTTCCGCCTCCTGGCCGCCACCGGGCGTGAACTCCATATCCCCGCTGAACGGCTCGCAGGGTTCGCCGTATCGTTCCGGCAGAAATGGAAAATCGTAGAGTGTGTCCCGCTCCGCGCCATAACGGCCGCCCACGCTGCGAAAGAACCGCGCTACGCACTTGCCGTAGGCCCGGCGCTTGCCCAACGTGCTGCCGGTCTGAGCGTCGGTTTCCACAGGCAACGGGGAGAGGGCCGAGGCAAAAGGCAATCCCGCATGTACCACCTTGGCCGGATAGGGAATCTCAATGCGGCCCTCATGCACGAAGAGCCCCTCCACCGGGCTGCCGTCCGCCAGCACGGCCAGCTCGCAGCCCTCAAGATGGTCCAGGCCATCCACAATTTCAGAGGGTTCAGCGCGGCTCGCGGTGATGCCGCAGTCCACGTAATAGGCGTCTTCAATAGGCGTATTGGGTCCGAAAGTCTCCGCCATGCGCTCAAGGAAGTAGTGCTCCTGTCCCCCAATGGTCCGCCGTACCACGAGCATGATCACGTCCTCATTGGTACCGGACATGCTCATTACCGAGACGACTTCACCAGCCGTAAGCTGACGGGACCAGCCGTAAATTTCGTGCTCCTTGAGATAGGTCAGGCAGAGCAACACGCCGTCTTCACGTACACACCAGATATTAGAACCAGGCGTCTGCTGATAGGCCCACTGTTTCAGGCTGTACCCGTCGAAGAGATGCGGGGCCATAATCGACAGGTCATTGCCAGCGTAACCGTCCTTTTCCAGCGAATAGAAGAGGTCGCGCACGCGCGCGCCATGGCGCTGCACATGCATGACCGAGTTGCCGATGATCAGGGGGGCGAGGCCACCGGAAGAGCCCCAATAGCTCTGGGCCGTGATGCTGGCGTTCTTGGGCGTGATCACGCCGCTTTCGCCGCTGGCCTTGTACTCCGCGCCGGATGTGCCGATCAGCAGTTCCCCAAAACTGGCAAGCCACTGGATGGCATCAATGCTGCCGGATGCCACCATGTATTCCACGGGATCGTCGTCCTGCACTGGACGGGACTTGCGGAAGTTCTCGAAGTCGCCGGTGCGGCTCATGTAAAAGGTCTGCGGCGATTTCTTGCCGCCGCCCAGCACCATGCGCTGTTGGTGGAAGCTCACCGTGGCTGGATAGTTTCCGTCGGCAAAGGGGTCCCAGTCTTCCTTGGGGGTGTCCGCCGTGTCGGCCTCGTAGTTGTTATCGATGAAGGAAAACGTGGGGTACAGGCTGTTATAGAGCGTATTGTACTGTCCACGCAGATTCGAGGCTTCAGAGGCAAGCGCATTGTAACTCGCCAGCGCGGCCTCACGCTGAGCCTTCAGGTTGCGGCAGGCCTGCGAGGTGGATTCGCTGGTGGAACCATCATTGGTGATATAGCACTGTGCGTCGTAGCTGGTTTTCAGGCGGTCATACTCCACCTTGGCCTGGTCCCGCTGGCCTTCCTTGGTCTCGGCCGCATTGAGCAGATTCTGGAGCGCCTGCTGCTGTTCTTCGCTTGGGGGAGCCGTAGCGTTCCCGGCCTGATGCACACCGATGAAGCCAAAGTATCCGGCCTCTTCCCGGTAAATATTGTATTCCGTAGCGCCTTCCACGCCTTTCCATGATATCGTCGCGGAATTGCCCTGCACCCAATCGCTGGGATGCTTGCCGTTGGAGGCGGCTCCTGCAGGAGATGCGAGCGATTCGCGCCCGTCAGCATCCACGGCCACAACCTTGTAGCGCAGAGTGTAGGAACCGCCCTCCCCGTTAAACGTCACGGATGGCGCGCCAGGGGCTGGAATACTTTCGTTGAGGATGACTTTCTCAATGTTCCAGGCGTAACGTTCTTCTGTATCCGCCGGTGCGTCGGTTCGCAGAATCTTATGCAGGGGATAAGAGGGGTGAGCCAAGTAGACGACATCGCCCACCTGTGCCCATGAAATTTGCAGCAGATCCGCCGCCGCATATGGCGTCTCCACCGACGCGGACAACAGGCGCGTGCCGTCTGATACTCGCAGGAGCTTGTCCGAAAGAATCAGGCAAAAATTTTGGTCTGCCTCAACATTGAAACTAAAGGAGATCAGGACAGAATACTCCCGTAGATCAGCAATGAAGCGAGTGCCCGGACGACGGCTTACATCTCCATGCAGGCCGGGAATGAAATTTTCCATACACTGCACGGATGTGCCATAGCGGGCCAAATCATAGCGGGCAGTCAGAGTGGGGGAAACCTCGCCCCCGGTAAAGTTCTTGTAGGCTATGCGCGACATCCCTACTCCGTTCCGAGAACATTGGGCTGTTCCGGCCAAGGTGTGTTTTCCCCGCCGCCGTCCCAGGGTGCGCCGTCTGCACTCGGTAGAGCGCACAAGGCCTCGGCCCATGTGTCCAACTCGGCGATCTTTGCGTATAAAGCAGTGGTGGCGCTCTCCGTGGTGGCAATGCGGAGCCATCGTGCAAGTTGCGCCATCAGCGTGTCATATTCGGCCAGACGGACGTCACGCGCGGCGCGCAGAGTGGCGAAAAGCTCTTTTTCTGTGGGCGCTGGTTTTTCCGGACGCTCCGTCACGGCCCCTTCGGGCAGCGGGCCGAGAACCTCCATATAGCGGGGCTGGCTGGTGTAGCTGTCGCCTTCGGCGGGCAGCCAGTAGGGCGTGCCGTCCTGTTGGGTGCCCTTTTCGTCCATGTGCTGGCGGTGATCCTCCACTACCTCCCAAGCGCTGCCCGTCCAGCGGGCCGCGTGCCCGGTCGGGATGTCTGCGGGCGGAGCCACGGGCGTGGCCCCAGCGCAGATGGTCAGCTCTTTGCCGCCCACAACCTGGGCGGGCCGGGAGCCGGTCAGAGCGCCGGTGCGCAGGTCGAATGTGTACATGGTAGTCATAGAATTCTCCTATTAAGCGGGGCGGCCCAGGTAAAGGATCACGGGGACTATGGTGTTTTCTGGGCGGGTGTCGCTTGCAATGCGCGGCGTACCGTGTGCGCCATCAGATACATATGCCTGTTTCTGGGCGTTGGTCATGCTGACAATGCCGTTGTTATCTATCGGCGCCACTGACAGCATGATGGGCGCGTTTACATAATTCTGGCGTTCTGACGCACCACCGTATCCGTGTACATGCCCCTGTAACGCGTCTTCTTGCCAGCTCCCGGCCTCCCGATCTGTCCCAAGCACCCAAGCTCGGAAAAACTGGCCGCCATGCAAAGGCAGATATAATCCCGTGGGGTTAGCGGCGTCCGGACGGAATTTGCCGAGGTTGGCCGCCTGGGTGGCTGAATCGGCATCCCAGGGCATCAGCATGCCCGCAAAACCGTCCGCGTCGTATACAGCCTTGAACTCCGGCCAGTCTGCAAACGAGATGAAAGAGCCGTCCGGCCAGGCATGATTCGGGGGCAAAGTAGTAGATCGCCAAAAACGCGGAACGCCAATCCAAGACTTACGCCAATCCTCGATAAAATTAAAAGCCAGGACCAGATTTTCCGGCGTCACCCAAGCCGGGCCGTTCTCGCCGGTGACGCCGCTCTCCACTTCCGCCGTCGTCGCGCTGCGGCCTATGCCTTGCTTCGACTCAGATGCCACAGGCACATCCACGACGCCCTCAGGGGTGACCTCAAGGTGCTGGCCGACTTGCATCAGGCCTTTCTGTGCCTTGGAGGTCACGGGCAAATTTTCGATAGTATTTTCTTCAGCGACCTTTGCCCATGTCTTGGCGCTCTTGCTCTCAGGGTCATCCGGGTCAGGAGGCATATCCGAATCCGCCCAGGCCTTGGCCCCGGCGATTGCCGCCTGCTGATCGTCCTTGTTGGCGACCACGATAGCATTGATCTTGGTCATCTCCGCAGCCATAAGCTCATTGGTGGCCACAGCCTGCGCCAAGGCAGCGTCGCGCGCCTGCTCTGCCCGGTCAGCGCACTGGCAGGACCAGTCCTGATATTCTTTGGCATGGCTCTCGCTTGCCGCCGCATCTACGGCACTTTTTCCAGCTGCTGTCGCGCTCTGGGCGGCGGCTTCGGCGGACGTCTGTGCTTCGTCTCGGGCGGCGTAAATATCCTCCACAACCTCTTCCGGGCTCTGCTCGCTGGTGGGCGGCAGAATCACAGCGCGGGATAGCTGTTCCCGCAGTTGCTGGCGTTCGGCAGCGGACTGATCTAGGCCATCCTCTATGACCTGGGGGTCAAAACTCGATCCGCTGACCAGATCAATGTCCTGCACAAAGGGCATGTTGCGCGTCACGCTCAAGAAATACCTATCACTCAAGGCTTCGCCAGCCAGGGGATACGTCACTACACCGCCGTCTTCCGTCAATTCAATCCGGCTTTGTGACGTGACGTCCCTGCTTTCCCTTCCGGGGCCCGTTACAGTCACGCGTATCTGGTCAGGTTCCCAAACCTTAAAGGCAAAAGGAAATTGTGTAGCCGAGCCATTGCCCTGGTACAACGCCTTGCTCAGTGCGGTATCCAGCGTCATTGCTTACTCCTCATCTGGCCTCAAGCCATGAATCAGGCTGCGGCTTATCTTTTTGTTCCGACGCTCCGGCCTGATATGCTCCGGCCAAGGCCGCGCGGTACAACTGCTCCAGTTCGGAAACTTTGTTGGGATTATTCTTGAGCAGGGACACAGCGACGATAGCCGCCAGCTTGCGGGAAAGCATGCCCACAAAAAGATCATCCCAAAGGGACGGGCTTTCCACGTCCATTGTGTATTCGCCTTGCGCCTTTTCCACATCCGTAGTGATCAGGGACGATCCATCCGCGTCATGCACAATACGGAATGGCCGCGCCCTGCCGCCTGGCGTACGCACGCTGTGGAACTTGAGGCATCCATCCGGCATACCATAGGCATAGCGCCATTCCTGTCTCCAGACTTCGGGCACCGGCTTGGCCGCCAAAAGCACTCGAACCTGAGCGAAATTATACGGGAAATCCCGCAAAGCCTGACGCCGGGCACTGTCCCAATACAGCGCGCACTGGATGGCCTCTTGGCAACGCTCGCTTTCAGAGGCTACCGTCCGCGTGCCGATAAAGCCCAGGGCCATATTCCAGATTTGTATTTTGCCGGGATTCGCCATGCTCTTACCTTTTTGCTGCAAGCGGGGAAGGACGCCTTATCCGCGTCCTTCCCTTCGCCTGTGATCTCAGCCCTTGACCACGCCGCCGTCGATGTACATGCCCTTCTCATAAGGCAGAGCATCTTCGCGCACGATGGCCGCAAAGACTTTGCCTGCGGTGAATGTGCCCGTGGGCGTGGCCACGATCTTGAGCCACGGTTTGCTCGCCCCGAACGGCAGAAAACGCCAGCCGATGCGCTGTCCCTTGACAAGATCGGCCAGGGCCACGCTGACGGAGGAGCCGGACACATCCTCATAACTCCCGTCTTTGGTCTCAGCCTGTTGCAGTTTGAAGGCCACTGACGTGCCGCCCTTGAAATCCTCCACCACCTTGGCCGACACCGGAATGGGTTCTTCCCGGCCAGGGTTGAAAAAAGAGGTCAGGCCCACAGCGTCGCCAGTGACCACGGCCCCGAGAATGGGTGCGCTGTCCAGCAAAACAGTATTGGAATCAATGATCATGGTTTCTCCTTACGTTTGCCCTAAATCGGGTCTTCTGTGGACAGGATGGCGTCACACTGGCGGATGGGTCGCCCGTGCAAATTGGGCACAGCCTTGGAGGCGAAGTATTCGCCATAGACCAGATGCACATTGCCCGCGTCCGTGGACTGTAATTCCAGCGCGGTGAGCACATCCGAGTTGCAATACCAGATGGCCTTGTTGCGCATGTTTTCCGGCATAGTATTCTTGGCGATGATGGTCAGCTTTTGCAGATCAATAAAGCCTGTTTCGCCTTTGCGCAGAGTCAGCTTGTCCACAGGGATGTTTGCCAGCCGCACCACAGCCCGCCAGTCACGGACGGCCACGCCGCAGCGCCAGTTATATTTGTCGCCCACCACCTGGAATTTGCGGCCGTCCGAGTCCTGGGTCATGTACTTACCCAGGTCTTCATTGCTCATGCCGCCGGTACTGCCCTTGGGATAAATGCCATGCGCCGTTTCCGCACCCCAGGCAGCCAGATACATTGAAGTGCATTTGCCCTTGGCCGTGCCGCCGCCGTCAATGACGCCGGGGCTGTCTTTGGAAGGATAGCGCAATGCCAGGCCGTTGAACTCGTCCGGCTTGGCATTGCTGTCACCATAGAAAAGCGTTCTGGCTACCTTCTGACGCATGGCTTCGGCAAAAGCCTTGCCTTCGCTCAGGCGAAAAGCCCTGGCTTTGTCGCCGTAGAGGTTGATCTCCTCCACGTCCAGTTCCATCAGGGCTTCCAGAATGCCGCAGCCTTCCTTGACCTGGCTCCATTGCGACTTGGAGGGCGGCGTGCCTTGATAGAGCCTGCGCCAGTAGACCTCGGGCAGCCCGGTGCGGATGCGGGTCATATGCCCGTCGCTCTGGTTGGACTCCATCCAGGATACGTCAGAAAGAATATCATTGGTCTGATTCATCAGCTCAATGATATTCCCGGCTGCCGTACCTTTGTAATGATCTTCCAGTTCGGCCAGCGTCATCACCAGCCCCTTATTATATGCCATTATCACATCCTCCTGATGTTACTTACATATCGGGATACATACGGTCTTCCAACGGTTTCATGCTTTGACCGCCGCCTTGGCCGTGAATTCTGTCTTCGGCCAATGCGCGACCCACGCGCGCGAAAATGCGGATCACGTCCGGATGATCGCCGTAGCCGGTTTCCCGCAGCATTGTTTTGATCTTGTCGTCCTTGTCAAACTCCGCTAATCCCTGCTGGGCTTCGGCTACAGAGATTTCGTATTTGTCGCCGCCAAACTCCTTGTCAGCCCGTAGCTCCTCCCGCCAGGACTTGCGCTGCGTCGTCTGCTGCTCCTGCCAGCGCTGATAGTTGCCCTGCATCCAAGCAAGCTGAGCCTCGGCCTGTTCCTTGCTGAATCCCGCCGCACGGCAATGTTTGGTAAAGGCTTTCAGCGCCTCCGCGTCCATGGGGTAGCCTTCGGGCGCGGTCAGTTCGTAGGGTTCCGGTCCGCCAGCATTTTCGTTCTTCTCGCTGGCAACCTCGCCTTTCGGTGGAGATGTAGCCGTGTCATCCCCGTCTTCCTTGGCCGTCTGTCCGCCCTGGCCTTCATTTTTCGGCGCTTCGGCGGTCAGCAGGGTTTCCCCACCGCCGGTTTCTGCGGTTTCGTCGCCGGTCGCCTGTTCCAGACCTTCACTCATGTTCTGCCTCCTCCCGAATGATTTGTTCCAGCACGCCAGACTTATGGGCCAAGGACACAACTTTCAGGCCCACTTCGCGCTTTCCGGCGTCCCAGGCTGCTTTGGCATGGTCCGCAGGGTATTCCACCCGCAAAACGCCACAGACTGTTATCAGCCATCGCAAAAATTCCTTGCCGTCATTGGTCTCGGTCAGCCTCAGCACAACGCCGCACAGCCGTTCCTTATAGGCAGCGGCCGCTTCCCGTTGCTCTTTAACTTTGGCTTTTTCGTCGTCGTATAGCTCGTCCATTTAAAGCCCTCCCAAGCCTCCGATAATGGCTTCCATAGCCGTCTGCCCGTCAGCACCCACGGGTGTCTGCCCTAAATTTTTTGCCGCCCCGGACAGGTCCTGCATGCTCTGGACGGCTGCCGCTGCCTCTGCCTGCTGTTGCGCCTGTGCCTGTGCCTGTGCACGCTGCTCACGAAGGGCTTGCACGGCATCCTCAGAGCGCAGGATGCTTGCCGGTGCGCCAAGATCGTCCACGTAGTGCTGCACCGTCTTGTCGAAATCAATGTTATCCAGAACCGAGGGGTCGATCTGCGCGGCATTGGCTACGAAGGACATGGTCTGATCAATGCCTGACGTGCTCACCATGCGCTGGGCCTGTGCCAGCACGCTTACAAACTCGACGCGGAGGGGCACTCCAGCCAAGGAGTCCGGCACTGGCGGCAGATAGTCAAAACGCCGCATAAGCTCGTAAGTGCGTTCAATGACCGGCGAGAGAAGTTCCTTGTGTAGGCGCTCCACCACCGGGCCAACCAGAATCAATTTTTCCTGCTCACGGGCCTCAATTTCAGTGGCCGTGATCTGGCGACGGTCATTCTGGATCAGCATTTTGAAAAGGTCTGAGAAAAGTCCCTCATGAACCTTGCTTTGTACTCCCTCAATGGCCTGCATGGTGTATTGGATGGACTGCGGAGCTATCTGCTGGATAGGGGCCACGGCGTTCATGCGGCCATCGGCTGAGCTGATATAATTGATACCGCCGGGCGTGAGGTCCACGCCGACAGATTTAAGCTCAGCGGCAGCGGCCACGGGCGGATCGGCATTTTTGTGCAGCATCTTGACAACGGTAGTATTCATGGCCTGGAGCATGCGGCAGTCAGGCAGCACATCCATCGCCGGAGAACGGCCATAAACATCAGCGCCGTTGACATCCCAACGAGGGGCAAACGCCGGGAATTCTTCAAACCCTGACTCGCGCAAGAGATGCGGCTTGCCCCCTCCATCAGAAAACCGCATCCAGTAAACGGAAGCGAAGGGCATATTGCCGCCGCCCAGCTTGCCGTATACCGGATCTCTGCGTGGGAACACGCCGTGGATCACTTCAAAGCGTTGATCAAATGCCGTCGCGTTCTTGTTCGTCGCCGCATTTTTCACAACTTCCGGAACTTTCTGTTCTCCGAATTTCAGCAAAATCTGGCGGGCGCTCATCAGCATGCGCCGAAAAAAAGTGTCCACCTCATTTTTGTCATTCACATCCAGGACGTATTCACCGGCGCGGACCAGCTGGAAATTAAGCCCGGTCCAGTCTGCCGTCTCAAGCATCAGCGCCGTGCCGAAGGTGCCAAGGTCCGCATACAGACCGTGAATGGAGTTGTAGAAATTGGAGTTGTGCAGCAAGGTCAGCATGCGCCGCGACACTTCATCCAGCCATTCCCCGGCCTCATGCTGCTTGGCCGCCTCCTCATCCTCCAGGGTTATTTTGAACCAAGGCCGCACGGGACTGGTCATGCCGCCCTGCATCCCGGCGGCCAGGGTACGCATGTCCAGAATGCCCGTGGTGTCCACGATCTTTTTGTTGAGTATTTCTGGTTTGCGCCCCGCGTCCGAGTCCATGTCAGACCGAAACTTGAACGGCAGGAAATGCCGCGAGAGATCGTCCCAAGCCACGTCCCATGAGGAACGCTTGGCACGCAACGACTCCCAGCGCTGGTTGAGATCATTAACGTCGGCAGCCATATGCGCCTACTGCCCCAGCAGTGTTTTACCGCCGGACGTGCCGCCATTATCCAACGGGGTGCCGGTGAGTATAGTACTTTGCAGCCCCGCTGCCTTGCTGGCCCGCTTCTTTTGCGCGTCTCGCGCCGCCGTGGCCGCTTCCGTAACCGGCTTGGTTACTTCCGCTTTGGGCGTAGGAGCGGGTGCAGAGTAGTCCGGCGTACCTGTTCCAAATCCCATACTAACCTCCTTGAGACTTTCAGGCGTGCAGAGCACCAGCACGCCGTCCACATAGTTGCCCTTGCGGGCGTAAAAGCAGGCCTTGGATAGGCGTGCCAGAACGCGGAAGCCGCAGGCTTCGGCCAGTTTCCAGGCGTGGCGGTTGGGCAGCGGGCAGACACCCATGATGGACGTGCAGTCCAGATGGTCAAAGGCCCACTGGAAACCGCCGCGCGCCTGTTCCGTCGCCACGGCGAATCCGGCTCGGAAGGCCGTGAAATCGAACTGCCAGACGCGGTAGGGCTGGCGCGTGAACAGGCCGCAGCCCAGGATTTGCCCGGCCTCGTCCTCGCAGCGCAGCAGCACCACGCCGTCGCGCCGGGCGGTAAGCGTCAGCCAGTCCTTGAGCGTGGGCTTTTCCCAGGCGCTCATGGCGCAGGCCAGCAAACCTTCCCCTTGCATGAGCTGGAAAAGGGCGGTGCGGACGGATTTGCCCACGCATTGCCGGTAGAACAGTTTCATCAGCGTCCCTCCCCGAAAAGGTCATACTCGGTACGGGCCTTGCGCTGGGCAGCGCCGTGCAGAGCCACGGGCACGGGCGCGTAAAAGGTCAGGGCCAGAGCATCGGCACAGTCAGGCGAGGTCAGACCGCGCGCCTTCATGTCATCCTTGCTCTCCAGTTTGAGCTTGCCCGAAACCGTAACCGCGTATTCCAGCCCGCAAAGCTGCTCGGCCAGCTCCGCGTCATCGGGCACGGCCCCGCCCTCCGCCAGCCATTTGCGCATGGCCGTCCACATTTCGGCCCGCCGGTTCAAAAAACGCTCGGGTTGCAGGGCCGTTGCCCCGGCCACGGCGTCTACCACCAGATGCCCGAGGCCGTAGACCTGTCGCAGGGCGTCCACCACGCCCGCGCCCACGCCTATGCCGTCCACAAAGATCTTGTCCGCGCCCCACTCCCGGCATTCCTCGGCCACAATGCCCGCCAGAGTCACGGTATCCAGACCGCGAAACTTCCGTTGTTCCAGGCAGGCCAGACCCTGCCGCCGGGTGATGACGCTCTGGTCCGAGCCGCTGCGGGCCACGTCCACGCCCAGAATCCTGGGCGCGAAACTATACTGATCCGGCTTGAGCGAACGCCCGCGCGCCTCGTGCACAATGTCCGAGGAGATGAACTGCCGGTCACCGGCGCGCGGAAACTCGCCGCGCACACGCACGCGCACAAAGTCGCTGTCCTCGCCGTAGTCCTCCACCCATTGGGCAAGCTGGTTCTTGTCGGTCATGGCCGCAGTGCGGCTGTCCACCCGGCGTGTGTTCCAGCGGTGGGCGTAGCGACCGAAGCATTCCCGGAACCGCCCCGTGTTGCGTGTGGGATTGCCGAAGCAGCACCAGATGATTTCGGTGTCCGCGTCGGTCAGCGCGCCCTCGGAGACTTCCCAGATCGCGTCTGGAATGGCCGAAGCCTCGTCAAAGATCAGCAGCACACGGCGGCCCTTGTTGTGCAGTCCCGCGAAAGCCTCGGTATTGCGCTCACTCCATGCCACCATGTCCACGCGCCAAGTCTTTTCGTGCCCGGCCTGTGTGCTGATGAGCGCCGTGGCCGTGCAGTCGAACCAGTAGCCGCAGAGACAGAGCCGGTGCCACTTAGCAAGCTCTGCCCAGGTTTTGCCCTTGAGCTGGTTCTCGGTGTTGGCAGTGACAACCCCGCGCGTATCGGAGAAGGTGGACATGGCCCAGAGGATGATCCACGCCACCAGCGCGGACTTGCCCACCCCGTGCCCTGAGGACACGGCCTCACGGATAACGGAGGCGGCGGAGGCACCGGTACTGAGTTGCTCACCCATGCCGCGCAATATCTCGCGCTGCCATACGTCCGGGCCGTCGGGATAATCGGCAAGCGCACCGCCGCCCCAGGGGAACGCGAAAAGCACGAAACCCAGGGGATCGGCAGCATAGCCCGCTATCTCTGCGGCAAGCCGTGCGTCTGCTTCAGCGGAGCCTTGCAACACGTTTGCGTCCCTCCTCAATGACGGCGGCAATACTCAGGTCGCCGCCCATCTCCAGCTTGTTTGTGGGCTTCTCGCCCACTGTGTCGCGCAGCTCCGCAAAAGCACGCACGTCGCCCTTGAGAGCCTGGTCATAGAGGGCCACGGCCAATGCCTCGCGTCCTGTCTTTCCGTCTTCTCCCTTGCGCTCAAGAAGTACTTCCAGGGCAGCACGCAACGTCGCCTTCTCGCGTCTGGCCTGTCCGGATGCGATACCGCCCTTGCGGCCCTTGCTCCTCGCTTCCCCCTTGGTTCGGACTGGCTTGAGATTATCTTTGCCTGCCATCACAACATCCTGCCGATAAAGGCCCCGACAGCCCCGGCGCAGGCGGAGAGCACGCCCAACAGGGCGGCGAGCACGGCCCTGCTCCCGGCTTTTTTGCCTTCCTCGCGCGCCCGGTCTTCCCGCAGTTCACGGACATGGTCTTCAACCAGGGCCATGCGCTTCCCGAGGCTGCGCATCTGTGACACCACAACCTCGTCAAGCCGGAGGTTGAATGCGCCGAACTGTTCGGCCATGATCTGTTTCACAGCGGCAATATCAGACTCGATGCGCGCCAGACGCTCTCCTTCCGTGGCGCTCACGTCAGAACCCCATGCCGAACATGGCGGAGGCCGCCGCCATAAGTTCTTTGAGCATGGACGGTGGTAATGTCGCCGCAGGCCAGTAGGTGACGATGAACGGCCTGACCATCAGTTCCCAGGCGAGGCCCAGCGCAAAAACATACATGAGCAGCTTGCGCGGAGTCATGCGCCCGCCGCTGGCCCGCTCCGTTTCCGCGTTGATCTCCAGGTTCTTTTCCTGGAGCTTGGCCCGGTCGGGAAAAATTTTATCTAACGCTTTTCCGCCCAAGCCGAACAGGGACTTGATCAGGCCGAACATTGCGCAATCTCCGCGAGCAGTTCGCCTTCGATCCGGCGGCGTGCTTTATATTGCGTGAAGCCATATTTCAGCTCATGCGTGGCCTTGCTCCAGTCTTGACGCGTGAGATAGCCCCAGAGCTTGGGCCAGTCGCGCCGCACGCCGCCGCAGCCCTTCTGGAAGCAGCACGAAAAAATGACGGCTTGGGCCTGCTTGGGCAGATCGTCAAAGTTCACGCCAGAGGCCTTTCCATATGCCGGGCGTACGTAGCGATCGAGGTAGCCGCGATGCACGCAATGATCGATCTCGGCAGCGGCGCCGGGGGAGATGCTCAGCGGTAACTGTGCCAGCTTGACGATAGCACGGGAGGTTTTAAGGCCGATGTAAGGGGTCAGCGAGTTGATGATGGCATCAGGCATGCCATAGGCGCGCAATGTGGCCACGTCGGTTTGCCCCAAGTCGCAGCCCGTGGCGATGGTCACGCCGGATGCACCGATTGCTTTATAGCGCGTAGGGTTCTGCCCTTGGGTCCCGATGAAATTGCCGGGAGAGGCCGGGATGTAACCCCGCGTCTGCCGCTTCCCTTCGACTCCGGGTGCATTGAGAAAATCGGAAATGTACTCGATATCAGCCATGCTTCGCTCCAGTTTGGAGGGAGCGTAGCACGGCCATCGGGGCTACATGCAAGGGGTAGAGGTATTTTCTGGCTGGTTTATTTTGATAATTTTTTGAAAAATTGTTGACACTAAATCAAAATAGTGTCATCTTCTTACTCAGAGAAACACAAGGAGCATCTCATGGCAGCTACTATCCAAGATATCAATGAGCAGGGATTTATCCGCTTCGAGCATCGCGACATGGGCTGGAGAGGCAACAAGCATACCTGGGCGCGCTACAATGCCGAAACCCGCGAGCTGACTCTTAATCTTTCACAAAACGGCGGCATAAACAGCGAATTTCTTGATGAACTGCGTGAATTTTGCGCAGCCTATGGTATCGACTATAACGGCATGCGCCGTGGCGACCGCGTGACCATCACTCTGCCAGAGCACGCTGTGCAGACCAAGACCGCAGAAGCCAGTGACACCCACAAAATTGAGGATGATATGCAAATCACCATCGAAAATAATTTTCACGGAACTTCAATCCAGCTCACCCCAGTCGAAATATATAACTTAGAAAGTGGTCAGCCGTGCGCAGTGTTATCCTATGACGACTATATGCGCGCAAGCAAAGCTCTTTGCGGTATGAGTAGCTGTACCTGCGGTAAGGTTCCTGGCAACGGACTCGGAGATAACGGCATAAGGTATGCCCTCACATTCCGCGAATTCAAATAAAAAGCAAGGATTGTCGATGGATACCGCCGAATCTAAAAGGGGAGGCCGCCGTCCAGGGGCCGGGCGCAAACCCCATCCTCATTCGCCCAGAAAAAAAGAATCCCGACGGGTGACGCTCTCCTCCGACCTATGGGCCAGGATTGACGCAGCCCAAGAAACTCTAGGTCTGACGCGGACAGCGGCATTTGAGGCCATGTCCATGGTGTGGCTGTGTTTGACCCCAACAGATCAAGGCAAGGACGCTGACAACACGCGGACCCAGCGACAATGATCGCCGGACTTTACCCAACGAATATGAGCTGCGCAGCGCTTACATACAGTCCACCTGTTAAGGATATGTCCTTGCAACGTCGTGCTTGTCACAACCAGCGCATCTTCGCCGCACTCCGGGCAGCATGGAAATAGCTTTGGCCTGCCGCGCTTTTTGGTCATCGTGTCAGTCCTACGGCCCTGAGTGCATCGCCCACACTCTGAACCACCGCCGCATGACCGCGCCATTTTGTATGCCAGTCTTTTTGATCCGGTGTCAGCTCTCGGTCGCTGGGAGCCTTCTTGCCGTCCTTGATTTCCAGCATATACGTCACGCCCGCCCGGCCTACGGCGATATCAGGGCATCCCCTGCCGACTCCGGAGAGGATGAGCACAGAGCATCCCGCCCGGCGCAAGGCCGCCACAATGTCGCGTTGGTTGTCATCGGTTCTTGCTACTGTGCGCATATTTCAATTCCTCTTCCCGCCAAAGCTTTTTCTTCCCTTTGCCGCCGACTTGCCTCAAGCCTTCGCCGTGCCTCCGTGGCCTTTTCCCACTCTTCCTGGGTGAGTTCCTCCGGGATGGGGTCTGCCCTGGCTGTCGGCTGCGACTCATCCGGCACATAGTCTTCCCATCGCCGTGCCGCGAGCCAGCCTTGCGCCCACTTAGGCGTCCCGCCGCGCGCCTCGACCTGCGGGCGATTTGCGGCCTCCTGCCGTGCAGCGTCGCAAATACGGGCCACAAGCGAATCCGTGAGCTGTGGGATCCCCAGCCATGCATCCGCGGCTTCGGCCTTGCCGCGCTTATAGGCAAAGGCCTCCCAAAAGCCATTGAACGCCAAAAGGCGCTTGCCAGTCAGGCGAAACCCTTTGCGAGTCAGGATGTACTGCCCATCTGGTTCATGTTTGGCATTTTCTTTTTGCCGTGACCGTGAAGCAATTGAAGGCGTGTGCTCCGCGCCGCCGTCAGGCGGTGCGGGCTGAGGTTGCTGCGGTGCGGATGCGGTATATATATTATTATTCTTAAATTCTTTAATTCTTGTATCTAAGCTGACCGGCGGAGTCTGCTGGTCGCCTGCTGGTCGGGTGCTGGTCGACTGCTGGTCGATCGGCTGGTCATTCTGCTGGTCGCCTGCTGGTCGATCTCCGTTGTATCTATGCCAATTTACAAGAGAAACTATGGTACATTTGTTGGTCGCTTTGCTGGTCAAAATTTCGAGCTTTTCGAGCAGTAAAAACGCGGTACGAATTTGGCGCTCACTGAGGTCCAGTTTTGCGGCGGCTTTCGCGCGGCTGAAGACAACCTGTCCCGGTTGTAGGTCGAAGACTACACCGCCTACGATTTTACGATGTGGTCTGTGTGCCGCATTGAGCAGGAGATAGCCGAAGAGCTGCCAAGCCGGGCCGTTTTCAAGCAACCCGCTGTCCAGCGTCTTTCGCCATAATTTGACATATCCGCGTTCCACAGCTATTTCCCACCCGTTATTTTGATTTTACCGGCATGTGTCGGAGCCCGGCTTCCCCACAGCCTTTTTCAGCAGGTCTTCCCAAATCTCTTGCTCGTAGGCCCGCACAAACGCTTCCAGCCCTTCTCGCCTTTGGGGATCGCGTATCTCTACCTTTCCGCCCGGCAACGCCGTAAGACGCAGATCAGGATAATAGCGGACAAGAAAGGTGGCGCGGTTCATTTTTTGCAAAACAATCGCCGCCACCAAGGACGCTCCCGTTTCATCAAGCAGCACAACGGGGCGGCCTTAGTAACGTCCCGCGCCATGGCCTGCTGGTAGAGCATACCTTGGGCGTGCTGCGCTTCGGCCACCACATCTCCCAATAGGCCGCGCACATCTCTCGCGCAGGCTGGGTCAATGCCACGGCCTTCGCTGTCGGCCAGACAGCGCTGAACGTCGCCTACGCTGGCAGCTACACGAGCTAGGGCCGTCAGCACTTGCGCCATACTGGTGGCAGGCGGTACAACTCGCGGTTCAGGTTCGGACTTGGCTTGCAGCCAGTGCAAGAGAATGTTGTTGCCCAAAGCCCGCGCCAAGGGCGGGATGCGTTCCAGGCTTGGGAGATAGGCCTCTTCTGTCGGCTTGAAGTAGCGGCGCAGCACATGCACGCTGATTCCGGTGCGGGAAGCGATTTCTTCGGCTGTCAGTCCCGAGACCTCTTTGGCCAAAGCCAAAGCCTCTTGAGCACTCATGGTCTTGTAATCGGGCATCGTCTTCACCCTCAGTTTTTAGGACGCTGACGCGCGCCCATGTCCATGTCATGCTGTGTCATGGTTAATGTCTTGCTTCGACTCACCGCCCGTCCCACCTACTGGCGTATTGCCGTTATCCTTCCGGGTCGCATCCTCTGGCGCACCTACAGCCGGGATGAGTATCCGACGCCGGATGACGCTGTACGGCGGTGCATGGCGGGACTGGCCGAATCATCCCATCAGCAGCATGAGCCATGCCCACGCGCAGCCGGTCAGAATCGTGAGCTCACCCCGGCAGAAGGACATCAGTCATCCCCACAGAGTAAAACAGGCCAGCAACACGTTGAGAATGACCATACAGAACGAGTACAACGCGAAGACCGCAAATTTCTGTTGTGTCGCGCTCTGTCTAGCCGGAATCCTTCTGCGAACCCAAAGAGCCGAACAGCCCAAACAGAGAAACACCACGGCGACGATCAAGGACGCAGCAGCGTAAAACTGGTTACTCATCCGTGCCCCCTTAATTCAGTTTCGCATTATGATTCAAACAACCGCGACTATCATCGCCATTGTGGATACCCAGATGATGACTACTTCCACGATTTACCCCTTCCCAGCGGCATACAGCCACAGACAGGCCAGTGCCCCGAAGAAGGCCGCCACGGACACGCCGAACCACAGCGCGGCTTCCCAGCCGTAGAAGGCGATGAAGCTATGCAGCATCGTCTCCCCCTTCGCCAGACACGCCTGCGGGCGGCGTGGTGGGGGTGGCTGTAGGCTGAACAAGGTCCGTAAGTGGAATTTTTAACCGCTCTGCATATCTAAACGCGGAGCTCAGAGATAAGTTCCTGATGCCATAGTAGTGCGCGCAGGCAGTCCCCTTGGGAATTCCACGCGCGATAACTTCAGAGAGTGTAAGACCGTGGGCATCCAAAACCTTTTGGAAAACAGTTTTAGCTTTCATGCTTCTATTTTATACAAAAGTAAATGTAATATGCAAGAAATTTTTACATATAGAGATTTGACAAATGTATAAACATAGGGTTTTTAAAAAATATGGGAAATTTCTTTGATACCGCGATGTTAGCTATCAAGCAGGCTATAGAGAAAAACTATAATGGAAATGTTACCCAAGCGGCACGCGCGTTAAACGTCAGTGTGCCGACTCTTCATACATGGATAAAGGGAGACAGGAAGCCAAGCTTAGAAAAACTTTCCCCTCTCCTTGATGCTATCGGAGCAACAATCTCATTGCCGCAAACCGAAGCATCTCGTGACGTCTGCTTCGTCAACACTAAGATCGTACCCGCTGGGGAATACGCAGCACCGCCGGTTGCCGAAGACTATGTCGCCGCTCCACTTGTGGGCGAAGTGGGGGCCGGACCTGGCTATCTGCCGGAAGATGAGATCAAAAGCTGGTTCCTGGCCTACAAGAACCTTCCCGCTATCCGGCACCGCAGAAATTTGATCGCCGTGGAAATCGGGCCGACGTCCACGTCCATGCAGCCCACGCTGAACCCCGGCGACATCGTGCTTGTTGACCGCGATGATCGCGACGTGACCAAACCCGGCCATATGATGTTGGTGCTTGATCCTGACGACGGGTCAGGCATGATCAAGCGCGTCAGTGTCACAGAACGAAAAGATGACTTCCAGGTCACCTATTACAGCGATAACGGGTCAAAATGGCCGCCTATGATTTACAGCCTGAAGCAAGACTTCTGTGGCGACTGGGACAAGGCCATTGTGGGCCGCGTGATCTGGGCCTGGGCGGACGTGCGGGGGAAGTAACAGAACCAATGGCCCTAGTGGTGTACATTAAGTGGAGAATCGCTATGAACCAGAAAAATCATCTCTCTTCTATAGATAATGAAAAAATTCTTCAAAAATATATCAATGAAGAGAAAAGTGTATGGATTACAGATAGCAAGTGGGGAAAAAGAAAAGTGATCCCCAAGGCAATAATCAGTGATCTTATTAGTGGCAAAAATCTTTCCTGCTACGTTTTGTTGGTTGAGAAACTTGGAGATCACGGCAATAGAATGGACACCATTCCTTTTCATTCTATTCAGAACATTCAAGAATGATTGATTTGTTTTTCTGCCTCCTGCCAAGTCTGATCATTTTGCTCTTCACGGTCCATAAGGCCTGTGTAGTTGTGCCCATGATATCTTTCAATCAGTCCGTATACACATTCAACAGCAGTGCGCAACGCCCCAAACGGTGTCATGCCGTTTTGTTCAAGAAATTCTGTCAATTCCTGAACTTCCTCAACCCGCATTGATACAGTTTTTTCTAATTTCTTCATAAAGTTTTCCTTTCCTCCCGCCCCTCGTTTGAGGGGCTTTTTTGTGCCCATTGACCGGGGCGCCATCACGCTGAAACTTGCGGCGTGATTTTTTATAAGACATATTTATACTCTTGTAAATTTTTATTGACTCATATTCTACGTTTGTATATTCTGACTTTGCCAACGGGGAAGAGCAGCGAACACGGGCCACGGCCCAGAGTAGCCACGAAGCCCGGACCCGGAGGCGACCGCCTGGAGCAGGATTCCAGAGGCCCGAACGACGCGGAGCCCTATACGGAGGACGTGGATCAGTAGGAAACCGCGAGAGAAGCTCAGAAAGGCGGAAGGATCGAAAAAGAAAGCTGGCCCGGCAGGAAGGGGCAGGGGCGAAAAGATGTCGTCGTACACCGCCAGCGCGGAACGGCGTCACCAGAAATGGCGCAAGGTAGCTGTTGACCGACCATAGCAGCGACGACAACAAATTTTGTTTCACACCGCCACGTTCCCAAGAAGGTGGCGGAAATGGAGCAGAATTACCTGTCAACCAACAAAACGGAGAAATTAAGATGAGTAATGGCCTGAAAGAACTTTTTGAAGGTCTGGCCGACGGCGGAAAAAAAAAGTTTGATGCCTGCGTAAAGTTCGACACGGAAGACGAGGCGATTGCCCACTTCAAACGGTGCTCCACCTTGAAGATGGGAGATGAGGTCAAGTTCTACGGAATGGATAGTGAGAAAAAACGTGGGGTGTTTTGGGGATGGGACAAAGGGCGCGCCCAAATCATGTTAATAGATAAAGACGGAGATTGCTGCCGCGCACGGATGGCTCTCTCCGAAATTATTTTCAGCGACTAGTGGAGCAATACCAAATTTTGTTTCTGACCAGTCGCCAATTCTGGCGGCTGGAACTGAAACAAAAAGAGGGAGCGGATAACATGAATTATGAAAAATTGACCGCTGAAGATTTTGACTATGAAAGAATTCGCCGCTCATACTGTGGCACAAGTTTTATGCCTGAAAAACGAGCACAAAATGAAATTGCAATGTGTGTTGAATGGTTCAATGCACAAGTGCAGAAATTTGAGCAGTTGTGTACCAACAACGAGCAACGTACCTATCTGGCCGAGCAATTGACCAGGTTCAAGGTGCGTTTTCTCGAACTTCGTCGCAGACTTACTGCGGCCCGTAGCAACTGTATCTCAACTATGATCGCCGGTCCTTCCAACTTTCCTGTACGGCGAGCAGAGAAAGCGAACAGGGCAGAATTAAGATGCATGAACGAATGCGAGGCATGGGCAAATAAGGCCATTGCCGCCATTCAAAAAGGCATCTTTGCCCGTAAAACTGCTGTTCAGATTGAACAAGAAAGTATGGACGCTGTAAAAGATATGATCATGCGATCTTATCTTGATACACCATTCGGCCGCCAAAACTGCTATGGCCGCTTGCAGACCTGGGCCAAGCACAATACTCCTGAAATGGTTCAGAATACACTGAATTTTCTGAAAAAATGGCAGTCTGAACACCTCGACGGGAAAGGTTTTACGCAACGCCATAAGGTATGGTCTCTCACCGGTATGATGCCGCAGGAACCACAGGAAAGCACCAGCGAAATCCATGATGGTATCGAAATCATGAGAAATGTTGAACTCGACCGAGTGCAGATATTTTTTCCCGGTAAACCTGATTCGGATACCATCACCACGCTTAAACAGTATGGCTGGAAATGGAGTCCGAAAAACGGAGCGTGGCAAAGAAAAAATACAGCTAACGCCTACATTTCAGCAAAAGAAATTATTTCAGCGTAGTTGCGTGCGACTATGCAGATTCGATATTGCAGGCCCCTCGGAATCCGGGGGGCCTTTTCTTTTGACCTCAGTAGTTCTGGAGGATTTTTCAATGCTCAGAGTGTGCATCTACCTCTACGACATGGGCGCGTTCCGCCGTGCATGGATTGAGTCCGTCACTCCGGCCGAACTTGCGAAGCTTCAGAATTCCAAGTTTCGCCGCGTCATCATGCTGTCCGAGGATGACTGGTACGGCGAAAAAGCGCCGTCCGTGCTTGTCGAAAGGTACACATGGTGAGTGGTGATCAAACAATCGTAAATATCAGGGCGGTTCTTTGAGCCGCCCTTTTCTTTCGCCCTCTCAACCCGGCAGCCCATGCTGCCTCTTCCACACCCGTCGCCACTTAGGTGGTGGCTGGGAATGGAGGAATTTACCATGCGAGAACTGACCAAAGACGAAATTGCCATTTTGCAGCGTCATGCGAACTGGATTCAATCGAACGGAAAATACGGCGAAAGGGCCAACCTGCGCTGTGCCAACCTGCGCGGTGCCGACCTGTGCCGTGCCGACCTGCGCGGTGCCGACCTGCGCGGTGCCGACCTGTGCGATGCCGACCTGTGCGATGCCAACCTGTGCGATGCCAACCTGCGCGGTGCCAACCTGCGCGGTGCCAACCTGCGCGGTGCCAACCTGTGCGATGCCAACCTGTGCGATGCCAACCTGTGCCGTGCCGACCTGTGCCGTGCCGACCTGCGCGGTGCCGACCTGTGCCGTGCCGACCTGGACTTTTCTTGTTGGCCGCTTTGGTGCGGGAGCAAAGACGTCAAAGCTGATGACAGACTTGTGGCGCAACTATTTTTTCACGTCACAAGACTTGATGTGTCGCAGTGCTCCGGCGGCGTGAAAGAAGCTATGGAGCATGTCCGGGAAATGGCCATCAGCAATCTGTTTTGCGAGTATCGTAACGATATCTTAAAAATCGAAGAGTAGGAGGCCATCATGCCCATACACGACACATTGCTGGCTAAGCTGGCCGAGGCCGAAGAGCGCATCCGACAGCTTGAGAGCGACAACCGCAAGCTGCGGCGTATGCTGCTGGCCCATGAACAGGAGCTTGGAATGCTGGAATGCGGCCACTATGTCGTCACGAGCGACGGCTGGAACGGCCCCTATCACAACCAGAAGCAGGCCCTTGAACAGGGCAAGGACTTTTCCCAGGAAGATTTCAGCCTGACGGTGGAGATTGTGGCCCGGCATGAGGCTCAAGAGCAGCCTGACGACAACGCTGGGCTGTATACGCCCTGGACCATGACCCCGCCCGCCCGCGTGGCCGCGTGATGTGGGCCGAAATATCACCGTGCCGCAACTGGCGCGGCTGGCTTTGGGCCGTTGGCACTGTTCTGGTGCTGGCGGCTTTCAACTTTTTGGAGGCTGTGACATGGCCGTAATCACTCATTTCAGCTTCAGGTGCCGTCGCGTGATCGGCGTGCTGCCCATGCCAGATGGGGCGCGCAGGGCTTTTCAGGGAACCAGTGTGGCCCAGGTGTTACGGCAATGGCAGGAGGCAATGATATGTGCAGATTCGCGGGCGAATGCCCCAGTGTGGATATGGGATGCGGGCGGGCAATGATATGCCCCCTGATTCCAGACGATGACAACGCCTATGTCGGCCCCGTGCAGGGGTCGTTTTTGTTCCAGCAAGGAGGCTGTGAAGATGGACAACATGATGAGCGCGTCTATCGGGACGTTGGCCAAGGCATTGGCACAGGCGCAGGCAGAGCTTTCCCCGGCCGTTAAAAATTCCACCAATCCGCATCTCAAAAACAGGTATGCGGATATCGCGGCGGTATATGAAGCCATCCGGGAGGTACTCCCCAAATATGGGCTTAGCGTCGCGCAAATGATCCTGCCTGCCGACGGCAAAGCCCATGTGCGTACAATACTGATGCACGAAAGCGGGGAATGGCTGGCCAGCGAATGCGTTTTGCCCCCGGATAGAGCCGGGGGCCCGCAAGGCATGGGGAGCGCCATTACCTATGCCAGACGCTACAGCTTAAGTGCCATGGTCGGTGTTGTCAGTGAGGAGGACGATGACGGAGAGGCGGCGCAAGGCAAAAACAGGCAGCGCTCGGCATCCGTGCCCAAGCAACAAGCGCCGCAGACGGAAAGTTCAAATCCTGACGCCATGACCCCGGCTCAAAGTAAAATGCTCATGGCCTACCTGACCAAACGTCACGGCAATGACCGCACAGCATACCTTGCCGAATTGTCCAGCTTCTTTGGCCGCGAAGTCAAAAGCTCCCGCGAGCTGACAAAAGCGGATGTTTCCGACTTTCTCGACGCCGTGAACAGCGGCAGGGAGACAGCGCAATGGCGTCTTTGAACATGGTCCAGATTATTGGCCGCCTTGGCCGTGACGTTGACCACCGGTACAGCCAAGGCGGCACAGCGATATCAAATCTCTCCATCGCCACGGACGAGTCCTACACGGACCGCGACGGCAACAAGGTGGATCGCGTGGAATGGCATCGAATCGTTGCCTACGGCAAGACCGCTGTGAACTGCGCCAACTTCCTGGCAAAGGGCAGTCTTGTCTATGTGGAGGGAAGCCTTCAAACCCGCAAATGGACTGATCAGCAGGGACAGGAGCGCTTCACAACGGAAATCAAGGCCCAGCGCGTGCAGTTTCTTGACCGCAGGGGCGACGGACAGCCCCAGGGCGCGGGACAACAGGGGCCGCCACGGCAGCAGGCGCGGCGGCAAAGCAATCCGGCCCAGGATGGTGACATGGATACTATACCATTTTAGGAGAGTCTGATGCCCTCATTCGACGCCATCCAACAAGAAATTGCCGGGATGCTGTCTGTCCCAGACGAAGAGCTTACCGATGAACAACAGGCCATGATGAACGCTTACCTTGACGAACTCGGCCAGCAGGAGGCCGCCAAGGTTGACGCCTTCGGGCAGTTCCTTCGTATTCAGTCCGCCACGGCGGAAGCCTGCAAAAAAGAGGCTCAACGCCTTGCAAGCAAGGCCAAGACCGCAGAAAGCCGCATAGCCTGGCTTAAGGCCAAATATCTGAACATCATGCAAACAAATGGGCTCCGGAAAGTGCAAGGTAACTCCTACACCCTGAGCGTGAGGGAAAGCGAAGCCGTGGCCGTGCCACAGGATGTCAGCGGGCTACCTGAACTCTATCTGCGTCGCAAAGAAACCATCGAAGCGGACAAGGCTGTCATCAAGGAAGCCCTCGCGGCCGGTCAGGAAGTACCCGGGTGCGAGCTGCGAAAGTCGTACAGCCTGCAAGTACGCTGACATATCTCCCCCCCCTCATCCCGCGCCCGCCCGGCGAAAGGCTGGTAAAACAAAATGGCAGACCGCACGCCTAAGGCCGCGTCTATTTTGCTCAAAAAAGATGGCAAAACGCGGTCAATTTTTTTGTTTAATTTTGAGCGTTTTTCCGGGCAAAGCGAAGATGCCGGAACTTTCCGCGCCAAGATAGACGGCTGCTGGCACTGCCCGGACGGCAAGTACACGGCCATCGGTCCGGACGCCGTAGCTGAGCTCGTGCGGGGCTGGCTGACGGACGACAATCCAGCGCCACGCCCCGAAGGCCTCGACAAGCCCGTGCGCGTCTTCGCTCACTGGGAGCCTGATGAGGAAGATCCCGGCTGCGGGAGGGCATGGACAAAAACGCCGCCGCATCTGGGCGCAGACGGGCGGTGGTGGATATGGATAGACGGCCCGCGCCTGGTGCGCTGCGAAGACGTGCGCGTGCTGGGGCGTGGCGAGTTGTAGCCCGGCTTTACGGCAGGCGCGGCGCGGGCGAACCGCGACGAACTGAGCAGATAGAGTCCACGGCTAAGCCTGCTCTAGCGCGCGTAGTTAGGCTTACACGACGTGGTGCCGTGCGAATCGGCAGCCTGCCATTCAAAATCACATAGGGAGCAACCATGCGAGGCGCAATTGAACAATGGAGAGACGCCGCCGAGTTTGAGGCGCGAGTGACGGAAAAGATGGCTGGAGGGGAACCCTTCTGTCCACCACCTAGCGAGCCGGTTAAATGCGCCTGGGATATCTGGGGGGAGTCATACGAAAAAGACTTCCCCGAAGAAAAAGCAATACAGGTTTGCAGATGGTGCTCGCTTAGAGCTGGCCGCCTTGCGGTGGAAGCAGAAATGGAGGCTGAAAATGATGTTTGATGAATTTATACAAACGAAATTCTTTGGATTTCTGTCCTGCTGTCTCGCCTTTGCTATGCTTTGCTATTTTATTTGGAAAACTGGTTATGCAAGTGGGTATCAAAACGGAATTAAGGATAACCCAAAGAACAGAGAGATCCACACATATGTATATGAAGATGGCCGGATGTTGCGCTTTATCCCCGGAGTAGATCGCCCAGTCCTCATCAATCTAAATAACAATAGCGTCATATTTATTGATATAGAGCCGAAGCAAAATCATGAGGCTGAAAATGACCGTTGAACAATGGCTGGCCGACCTGGAGGGCAAGGCGAAGGCTGCGACGCCGGGGCCTTGGGAAATCGGCGTATGTTTGGATATGGGAACGGTTCGGCAAATAGACGGCAGTATCCTCGCTGACTGTCGCTTAACGACGGATGACGGCATACACAATGCCGCTTTCATCTCCTCCGCCGACCCCACCACCGTCCTACGGCTCGTGGCTATGGTGCGCTGGCTGGCGGACTGCATCCCCGATGAACTTCGTCCCTGTGCTGGATTTTCTCGTAAATGCTCCCGTGGAGACATTACCAAATGCGAAGGCGACGCAGACGCGGAATGCTGGATTACAGCCGCCTACGTCGCCACGGAGGACCGCCATGATCAAGACTGACCTTTCCACAGAAGCCCTGCTGGCCCGCCGTGAGGTGGCCGAAAAGGCCGCAAAAAGAATGCCATTTGAAGTTGCTCGTATAGTATTATGTATGGGCGAAGAAGAGCGCGAGGGGAACCACAAAGATGAAGACGACTTCCTCACAAGCAACGATCCTGAGAAGGTCATCGCCACCATCGACGAACTTCTACGGCTGCGGAAAGAGAACGAGCGGATGCAAAGCATGATTGCCGCTCTGGCGAGAAAGGTTGCAAATCTTACTCGGGAATGGGCCAAGGCGGGCAACGTAGACAATAGTGCAGAATATTGGGTGTCATGGGCGAGACATGACGCCAAAGCCGCCCGCCGGGCCGTGGAGGAATGATGCTGACACAATGCTCTTTACTGCCTCAAATTCTCGATCCCTGCTGCGGTGGCCGCATGTTCTACTTTGATAAGCATGATCCTCGCGTCATGTGCAGCGACATACGCTGTGAGGAACATGTGCTTTGCGACGGGCGCGTGTTCACCGTCTCTCCTGACTCCATAGTCGATTTCAGAGCGCTTCCCCACCCTGACGACAGCTTTCATCTTGTGGTCTTTGACCCTCCCCACCTCGAACGGTGTGGCCCCCGATCATGGCAGAGAAAGAAGTACGGAAAGCTCACAAAGGGCACATGGCGCAAGGATCTGGCCGATGGTTTTTCCGAATGCTGGCGGGTACTCAAGCCAGGCGGGACTCTGATTTTCAAATGGGCTGAAACGCAAATCAGCGTGCACCAAGTCCTGGCGTGCTTTCCGCAACGCCCGATTTTTGGGCACACGACCACGGCGAATCTAAAAACGCATTGGATGGTATTTTACAAGGCCTTGGAGAAAGCATGAAAGAGCGCCCCATCCTGTACAACAGCGACATGGTTCGGGCCATCCTGGCCGGGCGGAAGACGCAGACGCGGCGGCCTAGATTGAGAGGGAGTCATGTGCTCCCCTGCCCATTCGGGCAACTAGGCGACCGCTTGTGGGTCAAGGAAACTTTTTACAAATACTACCCGGAAGAAGGATGGCCATCGCCCAAAGCCCTTTACAAGGCTGACGGGCTTACTCTCGCCAAAGTGGACAGCGAAGGCAAAAAACAGCTCTGGACGCCCTCCATCCACATGCCCCGCATCCTGTCCCGCATCACCCTGGAGATTACCGATATCCGCGTGGAGCGGCTGAGGAATATGACAAGCGACGACGCAATTGCCGAGGGCGCATATGAGGTCAGCCGCGTCGGTGATGGACCGGCAAGCGCCACATGGGCAATGGGCGTGAGTCAGGAATGGCGCTATGATTCCCCTCTGCAAGCATTTGAGGCCACGTGGAATTCCATTTACGCTCGGCGCGGTTTTGGCTGGGACGTAAACCCGTGGGTATGGGTCATCATTTTTAAGCGTGTGGGAGATTAGAAATGCCCGAAGAATTGAAACCATGCCCGTACTGCGGTAATGATTATCCAGCCAAATGTTTCGATCCATCCTTGGGCTGGAAGTACTCCATCATATGTAATGTCTGCGGGATGCAAGGGCCACGAACGAAAGCCAGCGACGAAGCACATGCCGCATGGAACGCCCTTCCCCGCTCCCCGCACATCACCCCCAACGACGCCGACTGCAAGGGCTGTCCTGAGCGCAGGCCGCTGGTGTGGCGCAAGGAGCTGCCCACATTGCCGGGCTGGTATTGGTGGCGCTACGACCGCGACACTTTCTCACACATGGTCTATGTGGTTCAGGAAAGCACCCTGCGGAAAACTGACAATGACCGTTTCCTGATGCTGTATCCGAATTGCATGGATAAGGAATTTCCGGTCAGTGAAAGGGGCGGTGAATGGGCTGGCCCCATCCCCATGCCGGAGGAACCCGTATCATGACCTACGCGCCCACCTACCCCAATCCCGGCGTCCAACACACGCGCGCCGTCTTGGCCTTGACGGCTACCCAGGCTTGCCTCGAAGTCTTTCGACCAGCTGCGAATTGCGGAACGGCCCTCAAGCGTCAGCTGGACAAGATCAGCCGGTGGATCGCGGACTGTGCCCAGCAGACCAGAAAAAAACCGCTGTCCGCAGGGGCCAAACGCGATCTAGACAAGAGATTCCACGCCCTCGAAGAGTACATGATCACTGAGGACATGGACGACGAAACACGCTTCCGCAGATGGGCCGCTCTGGTATGGGCGGCACTTACTTTTGTGGAGGACGTTTGCAACACCTGTCCGGTCTATGCCCGGTGCCCTGAGTGGAGATACCTACGCCAGACGGTCAACACGCTGGCTGAAGGGCTTCGGAAACTAGAACCGGGCATGGATGAGGAAGGGACACGAATCTATGAGGAGGCGGCATGACCGTCGAAGGATAGCTTATGAACGAACTGAAAATTTTCCAGAATAAGGCTTTCGGCGCGGTTCGCGTGGTTGAGCACAACGGCGAACCATGGTTTGTAGCGAAGGATATTGCCAGGGCGCTGGACTATGCCGAGCAGAGCAACCCCGCACGCCTATTTCGGTCCGTGCCCGAAGAATGGAAGGGGGTGAAACAGATTCACACCCCTGGAGGTGAGCAAGACATGCTCATCATCTCCGAGCAGGGGCTCTACTTCTTCCTTGGCCGCTCCGACAAGGAAGCCGCCCTTCCCTTCCAAAAGTGGGCGGCTGGCGAAGTCTTCCCTACTCTCCGGCAAAAGGGCTTCGTCGGCACGCCGCCCGCCCTCTCCCGTGAAGAAATCCTGTCGCAGGCCCTGGAGATCATCGGCGGCGAAAACGCGGCGCTGAAACAGCAGCTTGCCATTGACGCCCCCAAGGTTGAATTTGCCGAAGCCGTCAGCGAAGCCGAAGGTGGCATGAGCGTCAATCAGCTGGCAAAGGTTCTCCGGCAGCGCGGCATCAAGCACATGGGACCGCACAATCTGTTTCAGGAGATGCGCAAGCACGGCTTTCTCATGCGCCAGCGCAAGCACTGGAATGTCCCCCGGCAAAAATATATCGAGAAGGGCTGGTTCAAAATCACGGTGCATCTGTCGCCGGAAGACGACGGCATACAGTATGAAACAACCGACTTTGCCATCACCGGACCGGGCCAGCTTGGACTGCTGGCCTTTTTCATGGATAAATACGGTATCAGCCGCCAGCTTTCTTTGCTGGACGGAAGACGGAGCAGCGGGGCAAGGACGGTCCCGGCTCCAAAGGGAGGCATGCCGCAGTGACAGACCACCTCCTGAGACGCAAAGACATCGCGGCCATGCTGGGCACAAGCCCCGGTGTGGCCGCTTCGATTTTGGCGCAACGCGGCGTCCATCCTATCGACTTCGGCTTGGGGCGTGGCCGTGGGCCCCGCTGGCTAGAATCCGCTGTGCGTCAGGTCATCCTTGAGATGCACCAAGACGCCCAGCCCAAGCCCAAAGAGGCACGGCAGCCCAAGCGGAATTCTACCCCGCCCGTTTCGCTCACGTCCATGTCCATCAATGACATTTACCAATTGACCCAAGGCCCATGCGTCCAGTAGCCTGTTCCGGGCACATTTGGCGCATGATGGAGGACATCATGGCCATACGGTACCGGAAAGGCCGCGCGTCGCCGTGGCAGTGCTACTGGAACAATCCGCTGACCGGAAAACGCGAGTGCGCGAATTTTATCACTCAGCACGAGGCGGAAAAGCACGACTCCCTGATCAAACATCGCATCAAGTTTGATAGGGAGTCGTTTAAAAAGGGGGAAATGGAATCTGAAGAACCGCAGACAATAACGCTTGAAGCATGCTACCTACTCTATCTGCGCGAGAAACAGTTTAGCAAAAAGAGTTTATTGTGGCAAATGGACAGCATGCGCAGGCCGTTGGAGCAATTCGGTATGCTACCTATCGCAGACATATCACGGGAGCACATAACCAAGGTCATGGACGACATGGCCAAGACGGGAGTCAAGCCCGTCACCGTGCGTAAACGTCTATCCGTCCTGAAAACCGTTTTTCGCTGGTGTGCCGGGAATGGATATTGCTCCATGCCGGATTTTCCTAAACTTCCCTCCGGGCATTATGAAAAATTCATACCGCCAACTCCTGAGGAAATCACTGCAATTCTGTCTGTTGCATCACCGCATATCGCGCGGACTGTGGTTCTTGGAGCGCAACTTGGCGTCCGCGTCGGTCCGTGCGAGCTATTGCAACTAACATGGGATGACGTTGATCTCGAGCAGCGCATTCTACGTGTACATGGGGCCAGGAAGAATCTACAAGCACTGTGGCGCGAAGTACCGATCCGAGAAAGTTTACTTCCGATATTTAAGACTTGGAAAGTACAGGACATACGAGATGGAGCACAGCACATTATCCACTATCGAGGGAAGCCGGTTCAGAGTCTCAAGACGGCCTGGCGCGCTGCCCTGCGCCGTGCTAAAATTACACGGAACATCCGCCCCTATGACCTTCGTCACGCATTCGGAACGGAGATGATTGCTGCGGGAGTGGATGTCGGTACTGTGGCAAAACTCATGGGGCACAGCACTCCCATCATGCTCTTAAGCCACTATCAGTATGTCATGGACCGGCAGAAGAGGGCTGCCGTTGAAAGCCTCCCAGACATCGGACATGTGCCCAACGGTATGTGCCCAATAGAAAAGGCACCCACGGAGTAG